CCGATCAGGAGCAACATTTTTTAATTGAGGATTTGTATAAATCTGTAGAGCAGATTGAAAAAAGAATTGAGGATATGATGCATAATAAAGTGAATATTCAATTTATACAAAAACAAACTGAGAAGCTTTTAATTGATGTTGAGGTCCTAAAAGATAAAGTAAGAGCAAATAAAAATGGAGGTACACATTGACAGAATTAGTGGTAGCCCTACTTATGATAATCAACGGAGAGATTAAGGAAGCACGTATACAGACAACAATGTCCGAATGTTTAAAAGGGGCTCGTGTGGCAAAACGCCAGTTAAAACCCGATGGTAAAATTAAGTATCAGTGCATAAAATCTATGGCAGAATTAGAGTCAAATATTGATGGGAGTAGAAGTATCAAAAAGCTTATATTAGAATAATTTTATGTTATATTTCCAACATGGCTTATTTAAATGCAAACATTCCTCCAATTTACTGTAAAATAAGAAAAGAATATTTATATGACCTTACCGGACATGATGGAGAAAGTGAAGATTGCGTTATCTTCGGTATTGCGTCTATTTCAGGACGTGCAATCTTATTTCATTGCATGTTACCAAATGGTGCCGTCTTTTATAGATTGCCTATCAGTGCGTTTTTCCAAAAATCGTATGACAGAACCAAAGTGCCAGATATGCAAGTCCACCAGTTGGAATTGTGGAACTGTTTTAGTTATTGGCCTAGTGTTCATAAGTTTGATTGGCTGGCTGGTTTAAATGGTAAATTTTTGGGTTTGGATAAAAAATTTTATCAAGGACAGTATCTCTTCACTATTGATTGGGCTCACCCTGATACAAACATCTTGGATGTGGAACATTCTGAAATTCCTCAAGAACATAAGTGTGCACATATATTGGCTCTTGATAACGGGAATTATGCAGCTCAGCCTAATAATCGCATTTTGTGGCATGTTAATAGTTATACTACTGATACATCTTGGCCAGACTATAAAGTCCAAACTACTTACTGGGATGCGGAAAATCCTAAATACGTAACCGAAGATTCAGATAGAATGTTCTATCAAATGGAAGAAAAAGATAATAAAAGGACTTATAAAAATCGTAAAGAATGGGCAGAAGATATGTCCTACGAAAAAGAAAAAGATGAAAATAAATAAAATAGTTCAAAGAAAAATTTCCATGGATTATGTTTTTTTTACTGGAAAGATAGATTTAGACACAAATTATTTTATTAAAAAAATAGATGAACAAGTAAAAGGAAATGATAATCTTAATGGTAAAACAAATGTTATTGGTGGAATGACAAATTGGCATTTTTTTACACAAGATGAAAAATTTTGGACTCCTTTTTTTCCAATTCAAGACTACATAGATCAAAAAGATTTATTTTCAGGAACAATTTATAAAATTAAAGAAGTATGGGGTTTATGTGAGCCAAAAGGAGCTTATACTAAATTACATAAACATTTTCCTTCAGTATTTGGAGGAGTTATATATTTAAATAGTAGTGATCAAAAATTATTTTTCCCTGATATTGGTGAAGAAATTAAACCAGAACCAGGAACGTTTGTGATTTTTAATGGTTTTTTAAATCATTATACAAACCGGAACACTAGTAATGTTCCAAAATATGCGTTAAGCTTCAACGCTTACGCAAACATGATAGGAGAATGATATGAATTTAAGTCGTAACTTTAGTTTACAGGAATTAACCAAATCGGACACAGCGATTCGTAAGGGTATCAACAATAATCCAAACGCAGGTCAGATAGAAAAATTAAAAGAACTTTGTGAAAATATTTTACAGCCAGTACGAGACCATTTTGGTAGAGTTAAGATTACCAGCGGATTTCGTAGCGAAGAGTTGTGTCTTGCCATCGGCAGCTCAGTCAATAGTCAGCATGCAAAAGCTGAGGCGGCGGATTTTGAATGTATGGGCACAGATAATGCTGAACTAGCTGATTGGATTTATAAAAATCTTCCATTTGACCAGCTAATTCTTGAGTTCTACACTCCTGGCGAACCAAACAGCGGGTGGATCCATTGTAGTTTTGTACCCGAAGGGAGACGTGCTTCTTTTCTGCATGCATATAAAAATGAAGGAAAAACCAAATATAAACCAGTTATCGGTAAAGCCACAGACCTCGTATAACCCTATAGCGAAAAATCTAAGGTCTAGAACTTATAAACAGAAAGTGATACAATCGAAGAAATTGTATAACCGCAAAAAGGAGAAACATGGCTATCAAGCACAAGATTAAATTTAAAGCAGCAATGGGAAGAGCAGCCTTCAGCGAGACTACATCGCAAGCTCCAAGCACCAAAAATCAAGAAGAGTATATAGGAAGCCATATACAATCAGAAATTGATGGAAAGTATGTCTCCAATAAAAGTTATGAGAAGTATTATGGAGAATTTTTAAAAGGAGTTAAAAAACGTGTATAGAAAAATGCTACTTGGTGGTCTTTTAACTAAAGGTATAAAAGCTGGGGTAAAATCAGAGCCTTTCAAAAAATTTAGAAAAAAGGCAATGGAAGAAACTAAAGCTTTATACAGAAAAGCTAAAAAGCTTGATCCGGATAGAGCTTCTTTTAAAGATAAAAAATTTATGAGAGGTCTAGAAAAATTAGATGCTCAAAGAGCTAAAGGCTCAAAACTTATGGATATGACACAATTTGTAATAACCACAGCGAGAAAAGATGGTAAAAAACCAATTGTAAGAGAAATGAGAAAATCAAGACGTTTACTTGCTGAGTATGGAAAAAGTCTTAGTAAAAAAGCAAAAGCTATGATGCAGAGAAAGTTATCAAAGAAGAAGGTAAATTAATATGGCTACTTCAGGACATACAACTTTTAATCTTAGTATTGATGATATTATTCAAGAAGGTTATCAAAGATGTGGAGTTAGAACTAATTCAGGATATGATCTTAAATCTGCAAGAACAAGTTTAAATTTGCTTTTTGCTGAATGGGGTAATAGAGGTATTCATCTTTGGAAAGTTGAACTAGATGAAACTCAATTAGTAGAAGGTCAAGCTGCCTATACGGTTGCAACTGATGTTAATGATGTTCTTGAAGCTTTTATTTCTACGTCAAAAGCTGCATCTAATACTACAGAAACACAAGATTTATCTCTTACAAAAATTGATCGTTCAACTTATGCTGCGATACCAAATAAATTTTCTAAAGGATCGCCTTCACAATATTATGTTTCTAGACAAACAACACCAGTAATTTATGTATATCAAACTCCAGATTTAAATAATTACACTTATATAAAATATTATGTAATTAAAAGAATTGAGGACGCAGGTGTATACACTAATCAAGCAGATGTGGCTTATAGATTTTTACCATGTATGTGTGCAGGCTTGGCATATTATTTGGCAATGAAAGTTGCTCCACAAATGGTTCAACAGAATAAATTAATATATGAAGACGAATTAAAAAGAGCATTAGATGAAGATGGTCAAAGAACATCTACATTTATAACCCCTCAATCATTTTACCCTACGAGTGTTTAATTATGGCTAAATTTGCGACAGGAAAAAATTCAAAAGCCATATCTGATAGATCAGGTATGGAGTTTCCTTATGTAGAAATGGTAAGAGAGTGGAACGGTTCATTAGTGCATATATCAGAGTTTGAGCCTAAACATCCTCAAATTAGAAGAAGAAGAACTGTTGCAGATGCTATTGCTTTACAAAACTCAAGAGTAATGAAATTTCAACAACCAACTGATATAAGTGGTGTTCAAGCAGATTCTGGCGGAGCATCTGTTGGTATAGCAGATTTAACTTTGCCTGGAAATTTTGCTTTTTTAACGCAAGGCACATCAGCAATGAAACCAGCAAATCCATCTTTGCAAAATAGAAGAAGACAATTAGATGCCTTATTAGGTTCAATAACGGTGAGTATTACATAATGGCTATAACACATTCAAATTTTTTGACCCAAGTAAGAAACTATACTGAAGTTGATAGTAATGTTTTAACAGATGCTATTATTCAAGATTTTATAAGATCAGTTGAATTAGATGTTGCTGGTAAGGTTGATTATGATGATTTAAGAAAGTATGCAACGTCAACATTCACAGCTGGAAACAGAGCTGTTTCGATGCCTTCAGACACATTAATATTAAGATCAGTTGAACATGTAGCTTCTGGTGTAAGAACATTTTTAGAAAAAAGAGATATAAGTTTTATAACTGAGTTCAATAGCACAGGGGCACAAGGAACACCAAAATACTTTGCAAACTATGATGATTTTAATATATTAGTCGCTCCTACTCCTGCGGCTGCAGATACAGTTCAAATAAATTATATAAAAGACCCACCTAATTTCACATCTACGAATAATACTTATTTGTCTACTTACCAAGAATCAATGCTTTTACACGGAGTTTTATCTGAGGCATTTAGGTTTTTAAAAGGTCCTATGGATCTATACAACCTCTATAAAACAAAGTATGATGAAGAGATACAGAATTTTGCTCTACAACAAATGGGCAGAAGAAGACGTGCGGAGTATGATGATGGTGTACCAAGAGTTAAGGTAGCCTCTCCATCTCCAAACACAACAA